CATGAAGTAATATCGTATATTCTCTTCAACTGGTCTTGTTGTTTATAAAAAAACTTTGCTCCCATTTTTCTCATCTCTTTAAAATCTTCTGGGTTTGCTCCTTCCATAATACCAGCACCTAATACCGCATCTGCTCTACTTACAAACTCACCATCTGCTAATTGTGCTAACATGGTATCTGTATCTTTGTCACCAGTTCCACTACCATCTTCTACATATCCAGTAGCTCTTACATAATTATTAACATCGCCCTCATCGTGTTCTTTTTTACTAGGTAAGTAATTTACTCCACCTTCTTTAAATCTTTTTATCTCAGCTAACCCTCCTTCTTTCGCTGTGTACATTTGTGTATTATCAAAATCATATACACTAGGTGTCACTGTACCTTGTTGCGAGGGGTCTGGTGCGTAGGATGCGGTTTGTGTAATTCCTTGTAAATTTTCTGTGGCTTGTGCGTATGCTTGTGGGTCAACACCTTGAAAACCTGTTTTAAATTGTTGTCCAGACATATCTACTGGTGCTGGTTTTGGTTGCATCATACCACTTACTAAAGTTCCTGCTCCTAATCCTCCTGCTATTGCCACTGGTGCTGATTGTGCTCCAATACCTAACAATCCAGCTTTTGTAGTTGCATCTGCTCCTGTTAATAATGCCTTACCAGTTCCAAATTGACCACCTGCTAAACCATAAGCACCTAAAGCACCTATCCCACCAGCTATTAATGCATCTCTATTACTTGCTCCACTTGCTTTTGCTAAGAGAAAACTTCCTACTCCAGCAGCTATGGGTATTAAAGGTGTCATAAATTTCTCCTATATATATATTTGTTAGGTATATTCTACTATTTCTTAGGCGAAGTATCAATACTTTGGGGAATCATTTCGTCAATAAGTCTACCAGTGTATTGGAACTCACCGACATGGGTAATATATTCTGTTATTAGAGCATAACACTTACCACCAATTTTATTCCATAGCCTAGAAAAAGCAAAATCCTCACCATAGTATCGCTTAGTTTCTTTATCGTAGTAAGTATCAAAAAAATTATAGAGATTAGGTTTTAATATCTTTTCTCCGTCAACCACAGTTTCTTGGCGGATATTCAACTCTGGATAGTGTTTAATCATTTTTTCTAATACACTTCTTTGTAACATTAAACATCCAGTAGGTGTATGTGATAATTCAATCATTTCATTATCTACTTTAATATCGTGTTCTTGGTCTTTTATTCTTACTGGAAACATATTACCACTGGTACTAGCTTCTAATATAGTTCTATCTGGATAATCTTTATGTTTATTAAATATTTTTTCCCATTGCACTATTTTCATTGGATAAGGTATACTAAGTAAATCCATATCTTTTTCTATCATCTTAAATATAGAATCAGCACTAAATAGAATGTCACTATCTATGAAAAGCAAATGTGTAAAATCACTATCTAAAAATTGTGCTACACATAAATTTCTACCTTGTGTTACTAAACTTGATTTCATTAATTGTAAAGTAAACGATACATTTTTTTGATGGCACATAGTTTGTAATTTAATTACAGATTGCATATAGTGTATAGTTACATCGCTATGTACTGGTGTTGCAACAAATAAACGAATATCTTTTTTTTCTAGATCAATAACTTCGCTATTTTTTTGCACTCAACACTCCTTGTAAAAAACTAGTCCACTCTAACTTTTTCTTTTCCCAACTGTAAAATCGTTTAATAAACTCTTGTTGCATAATTAAGTGTTCATGTATCTCTGGTTCGTGCATCATGTCCACTGCTTCTCGTATCGCATGAGCAAATGCAAGAGACAAGTTTTTAAAATTCTTATCGTATGTAACATAGATGGGAAACTCAGAACAAGTTTCATATAGTGCACCATAATTTGTTACAATACAATACAAACCACTCGCCATAGCTTCTAATGCTGAGTTACAACTAGTCTCCTCCCAGATACTAGGATATGCAAACATATGATAGCGATACATAAATTTTTGTATAAAAGAATGCTCTTTGTAACCAATATAATTTACATTCTCTAATTTTCTAGCTTGTTCATACAATGGCTCATACGCACTTTCATTTTGTTTAGCAAAATCTTCTCCATAAATTTTACAGGAACTAAATACATCTACTTCAACATTACAATCTTTTAGTAACGACATTGCACCTAACAACACATTTAGTCCTCTCCAAGGTGTAACATGAAACAACATACGCACTCTGTTGCCTTTTTTAAATTCTGTTCGTACTGGAAAATTGTTAACACCATTTTTTATGACATGGCATTTATGTAAAGGTATATCAAACATATATCGAAACTTTTCATAGTTCCAATGTGAATTAAAAATATACCAATCGTACTTACTGTGGTTAGTTTTATCTTTAAACCAAGGTGCTATATTAGGTTGGTCATAACTATTTTTTTGCCACAGTATATTTATTTTATTATTATCTGTAGGTATTTTATCTGGTATAGAAGTACATATCTGAAAATGTTTAAGTAAATCCTCATCAACATAATGTTCTAAAAATCTATGTTGTATTTCTGTTCCGCCTTGTGGTGTCATCTTCCATACTCCAATACTATTTCTTCATTTTTTTTTATTTTTCGTGATGTTATTACATTGTATACCACATAATCATCCCAATCTTGCGTGACGCATAAATAACAATTTGGTTTGTTAGAGTGATTTATAAATCCACCTAAAGGTGTTCTTATATATCCAACTATCATAGGTACTTTAATGTGTGTGCTTCCTAAATCATGTTTTGCTTTTATTTCACAAGATGCAAAAATACCATGTCCTTCTATTTTACTTTTATCTATGTACACTTCCTCTGGCAATGGTTTATAGTAAAACCTATCGTATTTTACTTTCATTCTTTTGTGTCGCTTTTTAGTTGTAATGCTTCTGGTGGTACTATAATTTTTGTGTCTACTGCTATATCTTCTTGCTTAGTGTCTGTGTTAGGATTGTTGACATCATGCTCTGCATCTTCTTTAGTTTTGTATACAGTATTTGTTTTCTTGTTACGATAAGTGGTTTCAGATGCACAGTGAATTATTTTCATAGCACTTAATATCGCATAAATTTAAGGATATATCAATAAAAAACCCTAACTAAATAGTTAGGGTTGAATTGGAGATTAGATTTGAATAAAAATTAATTATAAAGTATCACACTACATAAAAAAATAAAAGACCTAATTTATTACTTTAGGTCTTTGTATTATAGTTTGCTTTGCACCTTTAAAATCATATTTTCTTGTGTACTCTCCTTCATTAAAGTCGTGATAGTCTCTTGCAAATTTAGGTGTATATAAAGAATGTTTTTTTACTGTAAATTTTATGTTAAAAGTTTTACCGACAAGCTCCTCATCACAACCTAAGTCAGATGTACCAATATAAGAATAAATATTTTTTTCTTCATCTACTAAAGTAATAATATTCACATAAGAAGCAGCTCCATAACAATAAGGGTCTACTTCTTTACATTTAAAAAATGTAACAGTGAGTTTTTTTTCCAATCTATCTTTAGGTTGACCCACATACTCAGATTTAGATAATTCTGATAAAATATTTTTATGTTTTTTCTCTTTCTCTAATTCTCTTTGTTTTTTCTCAGCTTCCCATTTCTTTACTCGTTCTTTTGCTTTATCCTTTTCTATTTGATTGCTTTTTTTAATATCTTTAACCCATTGAGGAATTGTGTCATTAGGGTCTACTTCTTGATAATCGCTATTAATTATTAAATCGTGATTTTTTTCACCATTTTCTTTGACCCATTCTTTAGCTTTCTCGATTGCAACATCTATATTTTTAGATAAAGTCTTAACATACCAATCTTTAACTGTACCATTATAATCTTCAAATGAATGTCTCAAAACATACATTTTATTGCCACCAGTTGAATAGTAATGCGATTTGGCATTAGCTATATCGTAAAGTTCAACTCTTTGAAATTGTCCAGTTGTAATGTAATAATAATTGTTTGTCATTTTTTTTCCTTTGTTATAACTTATTATATCAAATCTTATCACATAATGTCAACAAGATATTAATTCAACCATGCAACTATAGAATATCGATTACCTTTAGTTATGGGTTGCACACTGTGTGGATATAGAAAAGTGCTCGGAAACATAAGCAAATCCCCAGTTTTTAACTCACATTTAGTATATGGCACTCTCGTTTTATTTTCATAAAAAATTATACCACCGCCTTCGTAATCTTGATTTAAATTAATAATTACAGAAACGATTCGGTTTACAGAGGTATGAGCATCTATATGTGTTTTATAATAATTACCAACTTCATATTTTAAAAGGTTAGCACTGTCCATACGCATACGAGGATTTATATAAGTAAAAAACTTCATGTATTCTTCTAGTGCTTTAGATATAACATCTACTAAATAATTTAAATAAATTATATCTTGTTCAACATTTTCGCTAAACCCATATGTTAAAACATCTCTGATCTTAGTATCTTTAATATGTTTTTTTTCTCCCAATACTGTTGCTTTTTGTTTGCAAACTAAATCAGCATACTTCACTATATTGTTTGCCCAATCTTTTGTGACAAAACTTTTTAGTAAAAAAATAGAATCTGAAAGTTTGCTAACCATTTTCTTGCGACCTATCCAATAAAGCATACGATATAATACCTTGTATTTCGTTTGCTGTACCAGCGGTCATTTTTATAACATCACCCTCTTCTAATACTAAAGTTTGCGATATTATTTGTCTTGTTGTATTAGCTGCAATAGATGCATTATCTATTCTAAAAGTTGCTGTAGCACTCGTATCAGTTACTTGCGTTGATAAATTTACATTTCCTGTTGAACCATTATGTGCTTGTATTTGTTTTACTAAACATCTCCCATTAGTAGGAGCTGTTAAAACAGAAGTTGTACCAGTGGTGGTTAAATTAAAACCAGCATTTTTAAATTGTATCGTCATGATATAAAAAACTCAAATGCTTGTTGTTCGTTTTTGATTTCTTGTTGATAAGAAGTATTTAGTTTATCTATAATTTGTGTGATCGCTAAATTTATTAATCTTTGATTTTCTAAATTATATTCTTCTTTAGGCTCTGGTATAAAAGTAATAATTTTTGACATTATGCGGTGCTCCTTTGTTTTTCTCTTCTAATTGATTCTTTACCTTTTTTTGCTATTTCTACTACTTTAGATTTTCCCATAACTTTTGCTCTTTGCTCCATAACTGTTAATATTTGTATTTTTCTTGCAAAAGATTTATTTAATTTTTTTACTTTCTTAACAGTTTCTCTTGCATCAGTAGGTGTTTTAAATTTTATTCGTACTGTGTCTTTAGGGTTTTCATCCGTATATAATCTTCTGCCACTTCCTTTTGGTTTCTTCCCTGTTCCTTTTAATGGGTCTTTTTTATTCATTAATACACCATTTTATCTTTTTTACTTTTTTTTGTTTTTTTTACTTTTTTCTTTTTATCTTCTTCTTTGATAACCACCCTATATATTATATCATTAGGAGAGTAAAAATAACAGTATTCATTGTGATAAAATACTTTAAATGATTTTTGTTTTTGTAAACCCCATTTAAAAATTGTCGCATTTTCATCAATTAATTTTACAAAAAAATCATAAGATTTAGGGTTTTCTGTTTTTGTAAATCTCCATATTTTTTTTGCCTTTAAAACGATTGCATAAGGGTTTGAAGTATGGTCACTTTTCCATACTACTCCTTTGTCAAAACTTATTACCTTTTTGACATCCATACATTATCTTCTACCATCCGCTTGAACATCAGCTTTAAATGTTCCGTACCTCCAGTTTTCATTAACTGTTTCATTTTCGATTTTTAAATTTAAAGCTCTTGCCCTAGCTCTGGTATCTACCTTTTGAGTTGAATTACTTACAGTAAAAGGTCCTAAACTACTACTAGCCTCAGTATCACTTGGAAAATCTTTTAAATTAATTGTAACTTTTGCATTACCTACTAAAGCTCTAAAGTCTGGTATGAAACGACTAATCTTCATAAAAAACTCACCAGTAACATTCATATTATTTTGTTGTCCTCTTACTTCAAAGTCACCACTTTGTATACTTCCTATAATCGCTGATTGTGTACCATCTGCTAAAACTTGATTATTACCTTTTTCATGTGCATACAAGGTAGTAGCACCATTCGTATTGGTTACTCCTTGTATAATAGGAAAGTTAGGTATAGCAGATGTGTTATAATCAGTGGCATATGGATTATCAAAAATTGTTTTATCGTAATAGGTAGTTCTTGGTAATGTGCCTATAGTCCACAAACCTTCTACATAGTTATAGCTTACCACTCTATCAATTTGTGTTGATGTAGCTTTTGGATAAAACCAATTAATTTCACTAAATAAAGAATTATATCCAGCATACACTACATCAGAAGCATCAAAGTTTAAACCTAAGTCATCTGTGTCTTGAGTAGTAAAAACAAAATCCTCAACAGAACATGTTATTTTTTTTACAGTGCCATCATATAAATAAAAACCTCCTGCTTGACCCATCCAATACACAACTCCATTTACCGCAACCAATCCATGTTGAGATATTAAACCACAATTAGCTCCAACTTGTCTTATACTAAAAGTAAAAGGAGGTCCTACAAACTGCATAATATAAGCAGAGGTATCAGTCAATATTAATATGTAACTACCAGCATTAACTGCACCTACTATTTTTGTACCACTATCTAATCTAAATGTACCACTTGTGTTTGTGGAAGTTGGTGTATAATCTGAGAAATTTTCTTGGTCTGAAAACCTTATAAACATCTTATCTTGACTAGATGTGCCAACAGTGGTTTCTGTTCCTAAGTGAATTAAATGTCTATCTCTATCTGATATAACTGTCATAACACTTTGTATAGGTGCATTAGATATAACTGTAGCTCTTGTAGATAACGCAGAACTACTACTTGGATTCCATTGAAATGTTTTATTATTTCTTACTGTAGCAACTAATATTTCTCCAAAATTATCTAATGACCAATTAGCTGGTTCTAATGTTACTTCTCCAGTAGGTGATGCACTACCCCAACCTGTAAAACTAGATGCTTCTTCTACAACTGCTCCATCACTATGTGCAGAACGAGTAGAGCCAGAAGCTCCTCTAACTATTCCAGTAACTGTGCTACCTACTACTCCAGTGTAGGTAATTAACTCTTCTCCCACTTTTAGTGTGCCACCAGTACCACTAAAACCTGATACTGATGTTAATGTAATGGTTGTTCCAGAGCCACCTGTTCCGTTTGTATCATCGAGTAAAGCACCATTTAAAGTTGTGCTTGTGATAGAAGGATTAGTGCCTCCATATAAACCTGTTCCAAAACCATAACCAATAACTTGAACAGCATCTCCAACTTTAAAATAGGGAGATAAAGTTACACTACCACCAGCAGTAAATCCAGCACCTGATTCTACTTTACCTGCTGTTACAGTAAAAGTATCAGAAGTTCTTGTTATTACTTCAAAGGTGTTTTGTGTAAAATCTGCACCAACAAAACCAGTGCCTCCACCTGGTAATGTAACACTAGAAAATAAAAATAAATCCCCTACCTCTAGTCCATGAGCTGTTTTGTTGACAGTTACAGTAGCTGAATTATTTGTGGTTGTTAATGTGCAAGATGTTATATTAGTGTCTAACGGAGATACATCATACATTAAACCATCATGATATATAAACAAACCTTTATTTGTGCCTAAAGCTATATATCTTTTACCAGTAAGGTCGCTCCAAATGTGCATGTCTCTAGCAACACCGACTAAAGTGCTTGAAGTTGTTTGCTCCCATCCACCTATTTTTTCTGGAAAACCATAACGAAATCTTACATTATCGCAATCAACCCATTTACCTTGTGCACCTGTAGGTGTTACTTGTTTGTTTATACCTCCAACAATCTGGATTTCACTAAGCATATCATTATCTTATGTAGTCAGTTACAGTTGAATCAGTTGTCCACCTATTAATTCTGTTTACAGTTTTAACTGTGCCATCACTATTCATTTCATCAACATAAAGTGCTTTAAAAGCATCCATATCACTTGCATTCGTAATTTCTGTTTCAATATCATTACAGTCTTTGCGTATAGCAGAAACATATGTTTTTACTGCATCAGGAATCGCTTTGCTACTATCATAAATACTGCGTTCTACTAACCAATTAAATCTAGCTATTAATCCATTAGCAGTAATTTTACATTGATTTTTAGCTATTGTTTTTAAACCATAATTCATTATTTGATTACCCTCTGCATCTTTCATGTCACTACCATCTGCATCTTTTGCTTTACTATCCTCTAATGCTTTATCTGTAATAGTATATTTAGTAGTAACTTTTTTATTAGAACTATCAAATGTGTATGTGGGTTGACTTGTTATTTCAAACCTATCATTACCTTGTGTTCCTGATTCTACTGTATAAATACCTATGGCATTGAGTTCATCCCAAGTCCATGTAGTAAATATTCTTCGAGAATGTCTTAGATCATCTATGACCATATCTTTAGGTCTAGCAATTATCTCCTCTATTTTGTTATCTTTTATATAAGCCCACATATTATTTCACCTCCTAAAAAGTATTTGATTGATATTTGAAACTTGCGTCTGCCCAACACATGTAGATATATGTTGCACCATTTGAATTATTTAATCCACCATTCCCACGCAGTTTAAAACCATTAGATAAAAAGTCAATTTTGTGAGCACTTGTATTACTTCCTGCTGATGCTGTATCCCATTGTAATTGAGAAGTGCTATCATTAGAACTAGGATTTGATGTACTTCTAGCTGTATCAAAAACACCCCAATTCTCTGCTGAATTAACATCTTGTACCCACTTAATTGCGACTAAGCTGGGTCTGAATCCTAGATATATAAATGATCCGTCATCATTACCATTTCCAATAAATTTTCCAAACTTACTGTAGCCTTCAACTCCATGCCAACAATAAGCAACATAATTTTCACTACTGGCATTTAATTTATGGTCACTACCTACTTTAAATAAAGTAGTTGTTGGAGTAAAACTTCCCCAATAAGCACTACTTGTTACTTGAGCAGCAGCTGTATTTAATAATAAATGTGCTGCATTTCCTAAACTATGATGATAAACTGCCCAATCATCATTTGAAGTTCTATTTTTTACAAAAATTAATTCTGGTGCTCCTGAAGATAAACCATGTCCTATGGATTGTGCTACACTTCCATTTCCTGTATATGTAACTATACTAAATCCAGCTTTAGTATTTGCTTGTACTGTACTTGTAATATCTCCTGAACCATTACTAACTGTTGTTCCTGCATTAGCTCTCCAACACCATGCAACATAAGTATAACCACTTTCATTCCAGTTTTGACGATAATTATAATTATCACTTAAAGTAAAACCATTTGTATCAAAAGATGTTAAATTAGTTTCTGTTCGTTCTTCTTCATTTAGAGTAGAAGATAAAGTTTTATTTGTACCTCTAGAAGAATCAGCTTGATATGAATTTCTAGCTTGATTTCTTGATTTCACCCATACTAAATCTGGTCTAAAATTTAAATTGCTTATAGCATTTGTACTAGAATTACCAGTATAAGTAACCACACCAAATTGTTTACTAGGATAATCATCATCAGTCTGTGCTGGGTCTATATCATCTGATATGGGTAAGTTCGCACTCGATAAGGCAAGATAATTAGTAGGAGGTGTATAATAGAAATCACCCACCGAATTTGAGTCGCTTGCGTTTGCAGAACCACTTGTTTTTGTTCCTGAAAAAGTGCTGTCCTGACCTGCGTTTATAATTGCAGTTGTTCCTGATGATGCACCTGCAAACCATATAGCTGGTTGCCATGTACTTCCTTGCCATGTTGATTCTATAGACCAACCATCTACTTGAGTAATATCTGAATTTGTTGCTGTTGCTCCATTAGTATTAGTTGAACCCCAGTTACCATTTAATCCCCAATACATTTTATGATTATCAGCATCTATGGCACACATAATAATATCATTTGCTTGAGTTGCTTTTAAATTAGAATTTGAAGCACCTGTGTTTCCTGTATAATCTGTTGATGATTGATATGATATTTTACCACCTTGATAATTGTTTCTATAAAACCAAAGATGAACTCCAAAACCTTCTCTATCTGGAGAACCTCCTGCTTGTCTAAAAAAAGCATATTTTATTCCTTTTAAATCTGAAGTCCAACCTGCATGAAGCCTTCCGTCTGAATAATTACCATCAGCATGATAATTAATTTCATAATACCATTTACCAGATTTTATACCATGTGTACCTAAACAAGATATTCCGTTATGCGTCATACTAGCACTGGTATTACCATTAGCAAATGTTATACCTGAACTACCATCATCTTTAATTCCTGTAAGTGCGTTCCATGTACAAAAATTTCCTGAAGATGCCATTCTATTTAACTCCTTTCATCATGAGAAGGTCGGTGAGTCTAAAACTTGATGATCTGTACCAAGTCCTGTTGATGTAAAATCATTATTGTTCGAACTACTGTCATTGCCTAGGTTAGAAGCATCTTCAAATTTTAAATGAAAAGAATTATTACCACTAAAATCTAAACTACTAGGGTCTTTAGGTATCCATATATTTCCACCTTTAAATTCACCAAAAGATGTATAATCTTCATACTGCCCATCTAAAAATATAAACTCTGCTAAACTAATATCTCCTTGGTCGTAACCATTACCATTTCCTATAGAGTGAACATCACCATTAGTATTAAAATTATCAAAATTGCCTGAAGGTTCATTTGTATTGACAAATACTGCATTTACTCCATTAATGTGCATAACTACTTTTGCATTAGTACCAGACATTCCACTTTTACTAGTGTCCATCTTATAATGGCAATGTGTCCAACCACTGTAATCTCTAAACGCATTAGCAGGATAAGTATTTCCACCTGTGCTTCCTCCACCACTTCCTTTCATTCCATACATAGTAATTATATCAGCATAACCACCAAGACTATCATTTAGTGTTATTGAAGCACCATTTCCTCCACCATAACCTCCAGATTTAGAAAAAACTTGTTGATAATCTGGAATAATACCATGTTTCATCCACCAACTGATTGTCATTTTTGTAGCACTTGAAGGTGTACCAAAAGTTCTATATAATCTAGAACTAGCTGCTTTATCGAATCTACAGCTATTAGAAATCAAATAGTCATAAAAACCACTACTTCCTGCTGGTTTTTGAAAAAATTCACCTTGTACTGGCATTAGTAATGTCTCCTATGCAAACGCAAGTTGAGGTGCTCCTAGTTGTATTGACCCAGCAGCCTTGACAAAATATGGTATGACATCGACTGCATTAGCGGCTGTTGATATAGTCAAACCAGCACCACCAGCAGTTTCATAATCTGTACCAAGACTTAATGTTCTACTACCAGTACCATCTTGAATAAATACTATAATACCAGACTGTCCTACTGATTCTGTGCTTGGATTATCTAGTGTTACATTACCTGTTGCTGTTAAAACAAAGTTTTGGTAAGTGTCAAAATCTAAAGTAACATTACCAGTTTGAGAACCAGCAGTTTGAGTAGATCCTCTTAATGCTTTTGTAAAAGTTGTATTTGCATTTGACGCTACAATATTAGCACCAGCTAAAGTTGTTGCACCAGTTCCACCACCAGCTATTGCTAATGTGCCAAACTCTAAAGCACTACCACCACTATTCATTTTTAATGCTTGATTTGCAGAACCAGCAGATGTTAAACCTGTACCACCTTTTGTAACTGGTACTGTTGGTAAACTTGCTGTACCTACCGCACCACCCAAACTGTCTAATGAAACTTCAACAATATTCGTTCCATCTGCGTAAGCAAAATATATTTTTTGTTGGTCTGGAGAAAAACCAGAACCACTTGCAGTTTTAATAGTTAAGTTTGTTGGATTAGTTACTCCAGTTACATCAAAAATATACATTTTTTCAATACTGTCTGGCACAGTTAAAACTGTTGCTCCAGATAAAGTAACTGTAGCCACTTTGACTACCATGTTCCTTGCGTTTGATATAGTGCCATCAGTCATTGCTAGTGCAACTGTAGCTCCATCTCCTACTGTTACTTGTTCAAATCCACCGATTGCTTGTTGTACTAAATTTAAATTTGTGTTTGTTTTTGTTCCCCATGTACCAGCATTTTCACCAGTAGCCATGAGTTCCAGTTTTAAATCTGATGAGTATGTTGAAGCCATATTTTATCCTTTATTATGCTGCTGTTGTTATTTTAGTCCAAGTCACTGGAGTTCCAGTGTCTACTTTGTTCCATGAAATTATTATTACACTTCCAACACTAGTAGTCAATGCTACACCAGTAACATCATCAACTGTGCCTGTACCAGTTATTTCTGCTGGTGTGCCAACTGCGGATGTCATGGCTACTCCAGTAACATCATAACCAGAAACTGGAGTTATTGAACCAACCGATGATGTAGAAGATACACCTGTTACATTCACTGTGCCTGTCATTAACAATACAACATCTCCAACAGAGCTTGTCATGGCTACTCCAGTAACATCTATTAATGTAATAGGTGCAACGATTGCCTCTCCTACTACAGATGTCATAGCAACTCCTGTCACTCCAGTTGAAGCATCTCCATCAAAATCAACTGTGCCTATCGAGCCAGTTAACTCTTGTCCAGTTGGAGTTATTTCAACTCCTTGTGTTGTAGTTACACTTCCTACCGCAGAGGTTGTAGCAACACCAGATACTGCAACAGTTACTGATGTAGAAGCTGTAACAGAACCCACTGCACTAGTTGCACTTACACCTGTTACTATTACAGAATAAGCACCACCCCAAACTCTATTACCCCATGTTCCTCTACCCCAACCTTGTCCTATCTCTGCATCCACAGTAACAGAACCCACCGCTGTCGTAGAAACAACACCAGTAACAGAAACATCTATATTGTTTTGAGCTCCCCAACTACCCTCACTCCAAGATAATAAACCCCAAGTGTTTGCAGCCTCGGTGTTAAGTTGACCACCCATACCAGAGTGATATTGACAATAATAATATAAAGTTGGAGCAGAAGCAGCTACTTGTATGGTGGTTAAATAATTACCATCATCTTTTGTAACACCAGTAGTATATTCACTACCACTGTTATGAGTGCCATCAGAAGTTGTTGAAAATCTTACAGGATGACTTGTTGCAGCAGACCAATTAAATACATAGGTACCGCCTTCAGCTAAAGTAAGTGTGTCTTGTTGGACACCATCAAGAAAATACTTATTATTACCACCGACATTTTGAACTGTGACAGTAATTGTTCTTGTAGTCACTGAACAAATCTCCTATTTAAGCTATTCTTATAATAGCACTTGATGAATTAGCAGTAGGAAATTGTATTGTAAAAGTTCCAGAGGTAGCTGTTTTATCTCCACCAAAATCTAAAACTGCGACTGCTGGGTCGCCACTAGCAGAGTCGTTATAAATTAAAGCTCCTCTTGCAGTAAGTGAAACACCCACAAAAGATAAATCAGCAAAATCCACTACTGCTGTATCACTGCTTAACACAGGTGTTACCGCAACCAAGGCTTTTCCACCACTGGTGTAACCAGATGGTGAAGATACTTGAGCATCGGATGTAAAAGATGTTGTTGATTTTCCTAAAGTAGCAGAGCTAGTGTACATACTTAATTTAAAAGTGTTTCCAGTAGGTGCTGCTGTGAAATTGTGCACTCCTTTTAAAACATCTGTCTTAAAAACATTACACACTGCACTTGTTGTTATTGCCATATTTTTTCTCCTTATTGTTAAGGTGAAGGAGAAGCTACTTTTAATCTAGGTACACCATCATCGTACTCGGCTCTTCTTCTTCGACCCATTTGTTGCAATGCAAAGTCTTGTATTTCTTCATTATACTTTGTTTTGTATAAGTTGTACATATCAACAGGACCTTTTAAATAACTAAAACATTCAGTCAATACACCATGTAACAATAAAGCCTCTTGATGTTTAGATAAAAAAGTATCTGTCGTAGAATTAAAATGCTCTGGGTCTTTAATATAATTTAATTGTATATCATATGCTTGGTCTGGCACTGGAGCAAATAAAATATTTTTATCATCCCAATTAGCATAATATTTAGGTTGTCCTGTAGAATCATTTGGATTAAATTCTGCTATAAAAGAAGTATCTCTTTTTTCCAAAAAATCTCTAACATTGCTACTTATAATTTGTACGGAACGAATTACTAAACAATCATCAGGTACATTTAAATATTTTAGAGTGCCTGTTACAGCAGTGACATATTCTCTTATATCATCATAATCAACTTTATTTGCAATATCCAATTCTGTATTTCTTATAAATTGGTCTAACAAAGTATCCGATAAAACATTTGAATCTACCTCAGTGTAGTTTCTTACTTGTGTTAAAAAATTTGTGTGAGATATGCTCATGTTATTGTCACTGTAAAATCTGTTCCAACAGATGTTGTTAATTCAAAAGAAGTTAAAGTTGTTCCTAATATATCCTTACTGTCTGTTACTGTCATACTTGCACCACTGTTTATACCACTATCTCCGCTTTCTGCAAAAAAACCACTACTGATATATAGCACAAATTGTTTATCATCATCTTTAGGTCTAGGTCTTGCGTTTGCTAAAGCTATAGCATCTCCCTTAATATGTTTTCTTCTAATTTGTGGATGTTTTTCTTCATATTCAGATTTATGTACCAGTAAACCATTCCATTCTTTTACCATTTCATTATAAGGAAATGCCATGCCTGATCTATCTGATATTGCTTTTGCATATTTACCTCTTGCATATGGCATCTAAGCACCTTGTGGAAAATAACTCTGTGGTGTAATATACACAGAAGTTCTTTGTCCATCCTCTGTTAAAGCTCTTTGTAATTCATCTTCATATAATAATTTATTTTGTTGGACTAATTGTGGATTTCTTTTTAGTGATAAATAATAAGCAAGACCTGCAACCATACAAGGTATAAACCTAAATACTATGTCTGCTTCATTAGAGTATGAACCAGCATCCTCAATTCTTTTTAAATAATAATATTTCACACATTTATATGTAGAAGCATCTGGTGTTTGATACAAAGTTATTTTAGGTGTAGTTTGTCTATCAACATAATACTGACTAGGTTGACCTTGAGATCCTTTATTTGGTAAGGCAGCATATTCACTTCTACTTATTTTAGTTAGTGATACATCATTGGTTGTAGCAGTTTGAGAGGTAGTCGTTGATATATAAGCCTCTAAAATATCATTCGCATTTGTAGGTGCATCATATGTCGCTGTTCCAGCAGTAAGCTCTTGAGTTTTTAATTCTACTTTCCATAAATGTACTCCTCTATTACCCCACTCACTAAATAATATATTTAAACTTCTTCTAGCAGATTTTAAATCATATCCAGAATTAGTTCTAACTCCGCATCTTTCATAAGCCTCTTGTATAATATCATCTATATCTAAATCAAATGCTGTAGTTCCAGAAGTTGCCATATCTTATCCTAAAATACACCTTTAAATTTTGTTCCACGAATAGCTATACCACGACCTTGACTTGCTTGAGCAACCTTTACTGGTTTATCGTTTTCTGCCATAGCTTTTTGTACTGCCATACCTCTTTTCTTTTCGTATTCACTAAACATACCATCTCCATCTAAATCAGCTTTAGGAGAAAGTATCATATCACCAGTTTTTTTTCCTATTTCTCCTAGAGGTTTTTGTTGCTGTGGTTTTTCAACTCCAAACTTTTTACCAAGACCAAAACCAGCTTGAGCAGCTTTCAACATATCACTTTGAAATTTTTTCTTTCTTCTAACTACAGCTCTGTCTCCTGTAATATTACGAGAGGGTCTGTTTTTAGCTCTATCTTCTTGCATTTCTTTTTTTGTTGGTTTTCTTTTAATAAATTTATTTTCTGGTTTAATTACTGGTATTCTTTTACCATCTACCACTACAGTATCACCATCTTTCATACCTTTTGCTTGAATATTTTTAATTCCTTCCGAAACTCCACCACCAGATTTTTTATAAAATTTATTTAAAGTACCATCTGGATTAAATATATTCGGTAAAGTTCTTACCTCTAAAGGTTTTTGTACTTTGAATTTATTTTTATTTTTTTTATTTTTTCTTACTTTTTTAGTCATTACACTACTCCTTTATAATATTCCTTTATAATAATCTGCTAGCCCACCTTCGACTGCAAAAGTTTTAACATTTGTTGGTTTACCACCAACTCCTTGAGCTTTTGCTCTTTTTCTACTCACTGCACTTTTTCTTTGTCCTTCCGTCATTCTTCTAGCTTTAGCTAAAGGAACACATTTAGGATATTTTCTTTTCGCATCTGCTTTTTGTTTACTTCTACCACAAGGTGCAAATGAACCATCTTTTTTTTTACTGCCTATGTCTACCCATTTTTGAGCAAACCATTTTTTTAAACCACTCTTAGCCATTAGCCAAGTAAATCTTTATAATACAGTTGTGCACTTTTATTAATCCCATACTCTCCTTGTAAAGGACTTTTTGTTACTTCATGTCCTTCATAAGTGCTAATTAAAGCTCCAGTCTTTGCAGGTTTAGGTCCTTTAAAATCTTTTCTTTTTACACCACTTGGGTCTTTAATTTTACCTGCACATATTTTTGAAGCATACGCATTAGCATATGCGCTGGGATAAACCTTAAATTTTTTCTTAGCAGCTCTTTTTCCTCTTTCACATAATTTTGTCATTTTTTATCCTTTTCTAATAATAACAATCTAGATCTTACTTGTCTACTTGCGTTGTCTCTTCTTTTTACCTTGACAATAAGCTCTCTCACTAAACCCTTTTGGTCTAGCACAATTAATTTTTTTCTTGCGTTTCATCGACCACTTTTTTTTCTGTGGTGGTTTAGAAACTTGTTGTCTCATTTGACTTCTACCTATCGCCATTTACTTTTTATCCATCTATACACTGCATATGTTCCTAAACCTAATATGATATAACAGATACCATCAAACCAAGATATATTGTGTAGTGTTTCGATTAATTCTGGTGTTACTGATTCCATTACTTCATCCTATATTTAGTTTTGCCTTCTTCGTTTTTATAAGCCTCCATGTATTTTAGTCTATTGTTTTCTGTACTATACGATACATGAACCCAACCAGAGTGTGGGTCTACTCCATCATAAAACTCTAAAATTAATTGGTCAAATTTTAAATTATCATTTATGTAATTAGATAAATGAGAATTATCTACTCCAACTACTTCAATATCTGCAGCTTGACCTTGCACATGTTGTGATTTAATGCTGCCACCAATTTTAATATTTAATTCTACACACCTAAATCCAGAGGATATTATTACTGGTTGTAAAAAATTATTACGAATTGGTTGTAAAACATGCACACATAAATTTCTTAAATTAAATATTTGTTTTTCATTTGGTGTGTTGTCTATGTTATTTCTTATAGCAGTTTGTGATTTAGTAAATTCATGCAAACTAAAGTTTTCGGATAGTTTCATTTAACATCTCCATCTTCTTCTTGCTTGTCGTAATCTTGAATTAGGATTTTTAGCTGCTTTCGGAAATTTTTTCATCTGTCCTAAACTTCTAGCACAAAATGACTTTCTTCTAGACTTCTCTTTTTTCGTTAAGTTTTTCTTTTTAGTAACTGCGGTTTTTAATTTAGAACCAGGATTATCTCTTCTGTATTTTTCAACACCAGCTTTCGTCATACCAGCTCCAGACTTTGTGCTTCTAAAATATTTTTTCTTGCGAGGTGGCATCCCACCTCGCTTTAATCCAAGTAATTCTTCTGTATAACTATCCATTATCAGTATCAGCAGTAATCGGTGTTACAAAAACTGTAACAGAGGTTACATTGCTAATAGTCAAGTGCATGTCGCTTTTAAACAGAATACCATCTAAAGGCATATCCACTTGATATTGGTCAGCAGCACTTGAAGCTGGTGTAGCTATGACAAGTTTTTGTGTGCCACTTCCACCACCATCTTTAAATGTTAAACTACCTGCTGACGCATGACCCACATAATAAATAGATAGCAATCTTGTTCGACCAGACTGAATAGTTCCAGTGCTAGTTAAAGTTTTTGCTCCTATATCTGAGTTCATAATATTCTCCTATTAACTAGCTGCATCAAAACCAGTAATCGTTATTAAAAATCTACCAGCAGTATAAGTAGCATCGCCAGTGCCTTGACTTACCAAATATAAAAACTGATCAGCAACTATATCACCACCAGCAACCACTGTACCAGCAGATGCTGCACCAGCATCAATAATTTGTGTTTCAGTAAGGTCACCGATTGCAGTGTCATTAACACCAGTGCCTTCAGTTGCAGAAAATAAATCAATATCTGTGCTACCACCAGCAGGTGTTTCAAGACAAGCCATCGTTACCCCAAAAACAGTTCCTTGATTTGCAGTTGTTACTTGCCCAATAAAAGCAACACCAGCTCCATCTTTACCGATAATATCACCAGCAGTGCCTCCATCTTTAAGACCAGTTAAATCAATCATAATTTTAGTTTCCACAATATTAACATTTGTAGTAACATCACTTTTTAATCTATTTACTTGTGTAACATAAACTGAAGCAGTGCCTTCAATACCAGCACCACCAGTAGCTTCAACTGACATCTTATCCCCACTAGTTACAGTAATTGCACCAGTGGTTGCGTTTTTTGTTATAGTTTGAAATCCGTTTTCGGAACGAACTGGACCTGAAAAAGTTGTAGTTCCCATAATTTTCTCCTAGTTGTAGATATAGTCCTCTAGGGTTGTCTGCCAAGCCAGTCTATATCCGTTATTAATTCTTGGTAATAACAGTATACAAAAAAAAAGAGGACTATGTAAGTCCTCTTTTGTTTATTATAATTTAGTTAATTAATCGTATGTGATTTGTGTGGTGTAGTCCACATCTTCAAAAAACTGATTTAAATTAGATAACATATCTTCACATTGTTTCATAGCATATTTGTTGCCTTCAGTTTTATTTTCAATTCTTTCTAATTTTTTTAACATATTAGAAAAAAATTTATAATCTTTTTGTGCTTGGTTAATTTGCTCCATCATATCCATTATGCAATCTCCTTTACATTTACTGGAGTAAAACCAAATCTTGCAACAATATTTGTCTCAAGAGTTTCAGTATCTAAAATTAAATCGCCAACACTTACACTTACAAAAGGTATATCAGTAGTTTCTACTTTACTTCTGTCAGTATTACCAATGTGAAAAACTTCATCTAAATTATTAGCATCAATACTACCTGTGTGCTTATAAACATTTTCAGATAGTTTATTTACATTAAGTTCTAATTCCTCATTACTTATATTATGTTGAAAAATTACTTCTTGCCATGCTTTATCAATCTCTGATGAAACATTGTTTCTGTCTATTTGTGGTTGGTATATTTTATATTTTGTCATTTTTTTTATCTCCTTTGTTTATAATATTATTATAATGTAATATAATGTGATTTGCAAATATACCTCTGTAAGGTGCAGAAAACCTACATTTTTGTAATATTACTAAATTGTAAAAAATACGAATCAGTTCGGTTTAAGCAAAAAAAAGGGGTCATTAAGACCCCTTCTTTCCAACCGATTATTTATAGAGATTAAGCTGCACCAGGTGAGCCGAAAATACCTCTAGGGTCAGAGAACCCAAAAGAATATCTTTCTCTTGCTTTAAATCTTACATTACCAGAATCAAAGTCTCCTTCGATTGCAGTCTTAATAGGACTTCTAACAAATTGTTTTAGTCCGTTAGGTGCATCTGTCATAATGAAGAAGGCATCAGTATCTGTTAGATAATGATTAACTCTATAGCCTTGAGGTATCATACCCATGTTTGCCATAGCATTAATGTCATTATCAGCAGTACCGACTCTTTGTGGTGACTTCATAATTCTTTCTGCTGTAAACTGTAACTCCTTTGGAATTATTAACTTAACACCTTGCATTGCTATCTTTAATCCTCTTTCGTCTACGAAAGCAGCTATATCAATTAAAGATTGCTCTAAAGATGTTTCGCTTAAATCAGCAGCAGTGTTTAAAGTATTTTCCAACACACCACCATTTGATAGTGGATGTAATAAAGAACATAACTCTTTTCCATCACCGCCTTTGAAGTTACTGTCAAAAGCATTGTTTAATACATTAGCAGCTTTTACTTGCTTGGTGTTTGCCATACTTCTAGCTAGTGCTCTTGTATAACGACCAGCTAGTCTGTCATACAAATTATCTTCAATAGCTTCTTCAGTAATCGCAAATGCTAATGCGATAGTTTCGTGTGTGTATCTCGCTGTGAAAGATTCATTAGCTTGGTCAAATACTACATTCGCACCTTCTGATTTTACAGGTGCAGAACCAAAACCGCTTAACATTACTTCTTCTTCAAAAGCTCTGTCAGATGTTTCTGTAGTAAAGATTTCAGCATGTTCATTTTCATAACGATTATATTCGAGTCCAAACAAGGCATTTAAACCTGGCTCTAACTCTTTAACTAATTGACTTCTAGATATTGCCATGATTTATACTCCTGTGTCAGCGACATTGTTTCGCTGATAAAAATGATTTTGAATACGAACAATCACATTATTATTAGTAGTACCAGCACTAACATCTGAATTGTTAGGGTCTTGACTGATGTCTACTGCCATTAATGCAAAAGTAAAAGATGTGCTAGTTGCAGATACATCTAACTGAACTTTAGAGATACCAGTGTCTGTATTACCAGTAACATTGGTTACACTATAGTTTGTAAATAAATCGCTTCTTTCAAATCTTTCGTCAGCATCAATTAAAAATAATGTGCTTGGATCGTCTATAACATTAGCAACAATATCATCGGCAGCTATACTACCAGGATAGTGATTGCTAAATGTTGGTTTCTTAGTTGTTGGGTCTGTGTAAAAACACCCATTAAATACACCAACTATTGGAGTTGCGTTTCCTGCGGTATGTCTTTCGATATTACCAGCAGTAACAGGAATAACCATATCCCCTTGAAAAATCGCAGTTCCGTAGTTGTTAGCTATTGTGTACCTATTTTGAGCATTATTCCATGACGCACCATTTAGATTCTTATAAGGTCTAAGACCAAATTTTTCTACTACATTCGCCATAATTTTCTCCTCTTATGTGCAATATAATTAACAAATACGGTGATTGTAAAATTTAGGTTTTACGACCACCACCAAAAGTGACACGAGATTGTCTATCAACATTAATAGGCATCTCAGGTCGTTGCTCCCTTAGAATATCATTGTCAACTGCCTTCATTTGGTCTGAAGTTCTTTCTTTAAAATAATTTTTGCGTTGTTCAACAATCTCTTCAGGTATTCTCGCCAAAACGAGCCCACCAACTCCAATTAGACCCTGATATTTTCCATCACTAATTACTGGATAGTCATGTTCACCAATTTGATTTTTAATCTCCTCGGCTCTAACAAACTCCCATCCTTCTCTTTGTCTTTTTGACACATTAGCTGTATCATCTTGACCCATAGTTTCAGTTCTAATCCAACGATGTTTATAACCATTGGGTGCAGGAGGTGCATCTAAACTAGATGGTGGCATCCACTGTTTTTTTCGTGTTTCTCTCACTGTAGATGTTCGTGAGTTTCTGTTTGTTTTGTCCATAAAGAACTCCTATTTTACAAATTTTGCGTATTCTTCCAACGGCACTCCAAGTTTTTTAGCTATTGCTACCTGTGAACGAGTGAGCTTCACAGTTCTGCGACCTTCTTGTTTTCTACCTGCCGATGCGACAGTTTGAGGAGGTCGTTGTTCTTTTTCAAACTTTTGAGGAAAGTAGTTCCTCATCTTTGAATTAATTTCAGTATAGTAATCTTCACTCTCTGGGTCAAACCCTTGGGCGATTAAATCTTCATGTATTCCATAAGCAGCACTTGTCATTACTTTATCTTGCCCAAACCACTTATTATCATCTGCCCATTCTTTAGCTCTAGATGAAGGTTGTTTTACTGGTTGTGATGGTTGCTCCACTGGTTGTGGTGCTTCTTTTTGTTGCGTTTGTTTTGTTGCTTGTTCTTTTTTTTGTTCTACGAGTATTCTAGATTTTTCTTTTTCTACTGCTAACTTAGTTAGTAAATCATTCGCTTCCATAATTTTTTCACTATCATTATTTTCAATAGCTACTTTTAAATTACTTTTCACTTGCTCCCTTTGTGCATCTATTCTTGCATCAAATTCTTTTATATAATTGTCGTCAACAACATTTAATGTTTTTTCTGCCTTACTATATTTATCTTGTAACCCCTTTGCATAATCTAAAGCAGCTTTTTCTCTTCTTTCGGCTTCTCTATATCTTCTCGTTAGTTGGTCAATTCTTTTTTGTACTGTGCCAGAGATTTCATTTAAATCAGTTGTTTTTTCTGGTTCTTCTTTTTTTTCTACAATTTTAGAGTCTGTATCTTTTTTGTTAGGATCAGTATATCCTAAATCAACTTCTTCTAATTCAGGTTGTGTTGTATCTTTTTCTTGTTTTACATCTAGTGATTGTTCCTCGTGTGCATCTTCTCCTACGGAAACTTTTTCATCTTCTCTATTTAATTCTAATTTTTGTTGTGCCATTTTATCTCCTTAAAATAATGCGAGGATGTCCTCTGGTTTTTTTATAGTGCCTATGATTTCGTCATCATTTAATATTCTATGTTCGCCATACTTAGTTTTAAACCTTGCTCCAGAATATCTACCATAAATTACAAACTGTCCTTCTTTACACCAAGGACCATTTGGAAACCTTTCTTTATCCTTGTAACACAAATCCCCCATCTTAATAACTAAACCTACTACAGTTGTCATCTCCATTGTTTCAACTGTCTTATCAGAAAGTATTACACCACCTTCTGTTTTTTCTTTTGCTTTATAGGGTCTTACTAATATTCTATACCCAACTGGATTAGGTATAACTTGTAAATATTCTTCTGTTTGTTTTGTGCCTTTTGGAACTAAAATGTCTTTTGAATTTTTTTTATAAATTCTAGGTGTTATTAGTGTCATCATTCCTCATTTTTTTGCAGGTTCATAATATCCTGTTGCAATGCTTCTAATGCATTGAGTTTGCCTCTAGCATACTGTAAATTTTCTACTGTGTCTACACTGTAGATAATATTATCTTTTGCTACTTGTATTTCTTTTTGTATCATTTTTTTTATTCCTAATAAAGTATCTATGTCGTACATATTTCATTCCCCCATACATCCCAACCTTGTGTTTCTCTTCTAGCAAACAATTCTATTCTAGGTAAGTCTCCACAAAGTTGTATTATTTTATCTTTTACACAATCTGGTTTTCTACTATGTTCTTGTATTGGCTCATATACTATTTGATGCACTCCTCGTGATTGTCTTTCTATAGAACCTTTTTTTGCTATTAAACATAATTCTGCATTGGCTCTTGTCCAATATCCTAATCCCCAAAAAGCATCAAACTTTTCTTCTTTTACAAAAGTTAATTGTTTTTTATTATAATTTTTATTTGCTTTCACCCACACAAAACCGCAAGTAGAATATTGAAAACCCCAACTAGATATAACTTCAAAACTTTTTGGTAATGTTGGAAAGGTAACCCACATAAATAACAAACAATTATCTTGTGTTATTTTTGTTACAGGTAAATTTTTTATCCATTCTAAATCCTGACATTCATAATGATTGTCTGCACTTTTATCTTTGCCTTTATCTGAATATGTATCAAAGCTCCAAGGTGGATCAGCATATATGATATTATATTTTTTGTTTGGAAAAGGTATCATGCTATTCTTAAATGACTTTTAGGTCCTAGTTTTTTTCTATGCCTCAATCGTTTATCTTTAAATCTTCTTCTAATTTTTTTTGTTTCTAACTTAACAAAGTGTTTTGTTTTTTTTGCCATTATAAAATTTTAGTGACAAAGTCATTATCTTTCATAATAACTTCATCGCTTGTTTCTATCCAAACTTTTGCTCCACAAGATAAAGGCTTATCTGGTTTATAAACAACCTTACATGAACCTTTTACTTCTACCTCATCTACATAATAATTATGTTTAGATGTTTTTACAGTAATGACTTGTTCATTAGTATTATTTTTTTTGTTACTTCTAATTTTATGTTGATTTATATGTATTCTTTTTTTCATTTTTTTATAACTTTAGTATCTACTTTTTTTATTTTGTCTAGGCTGCGTAATCCTCCGATTCCTAACATTCCGAGCAAAAGCGGCATCATGATTGACATGTCCGCTTGTGGAACAGTAATACCAAACCCAGCACAAATCGGAGCTACCATGAAATTTATACCTAGCGATAACGCACAAATCCAGCCACACAATGGTCTCCACGATGATTGAAACCAATTACCTTTTGCTTCTTCTGTATTAAGTTTTATTTGTGCAAGAGCTAATTCTTGTGCATGTTTTTCTGCCATTGTAGATATTTCATGAGCTAATTGTGCTTGTTTATCCTTGTCTCTTACAAATTTTCCTATTAGTTTTGTAGCTGGTCCTATGAGTGCTGTTAGTGCCATTATGTACTCCTTTTAAAAATTAATTTTCTTTCTCCTTTTCGTACTTCTTCAAATGCAATCTTTTTTAAAAACCATCGTACCGATTGTAACTTCATGGTATCATGGTCATCTATTATTAATAAACTATTATCCGTCATTCGTGAAGCAAAAAAATTTATCTCGTTATGCACTGCTTCAGAAGTATGAGGTCCATCCAAGTGCACAACATTATATGTTTCTTTGAGATACACATTACCATTGATTGTTATAGGGTAACCTTTCTTCATAGTTTCAAAGTAATACTCGTCTAAAAATTCAAAGTAAGCAAACTGTTTATATTTGTATAATTCTCTTACAGTTTCCATTCGCATTTGGTCATTGTAATCACAAACATAAGGGTCTTTGTCATCGTAATGTTTATATTTTAAATCGCCATAAGGGTCTATAGCAACATGTCGATAATGCTCAACACCTTGACTAATAACCGCATCCATAATAGTTTTAGAACCTAACCCCCTACGCAAACCTATTTCACAAGTTAACACTACTGGGTCGAGTTTTAATTTTTGTATTTCTTCGGTTATAAAATTGTATTCTGATGAATCACCATCTATCACAAAACACCGATAAACTTTTTACCTTTCACTTGTATTGGTTTCACTCCCTTAATATCACTTCCTTGTACACCATTTTCACGATGAGGACAACCAATATTTAGTAAGTCACCTTTTTTAAGACCTTGAGGATTAGGACCTCGTTTCGGTGGAGTAAGAGAAGCTATTTCATTTTTAAAAGGGTCTTTTATAAAGTATTCTTTTTTCTCTTTCTTCTTTTTTTTCTTAAATATATTTTTAATTTTATTTATATTGTTTGATGGTAATTTCAAAGGTTTAATATTTTCCAGCATTTTTCTATTTTCTTCTGCCTGTATTCTCATTGCATTAGCTGTTGGTTTATTAGATTTACTTACTCTGGACATTTTTTTCCTTTGCTACTTTTAATTTTTCTTCTGCTATTCGTATTCTTTCTTCACCTTGTTCTTCACTATCTTCTCGTTTCATTTTTTCTAAATCAAGTTTCTGTTCAAACTCTCCCATCTTTCTTTCTTCAATGTCTACATGCTCTTGAATTTTTCTTTGCATATCTAAAGCTCGTAAATCCATCTCTTGTTGTTTAAGTTGAACTAGTGGGTCTTTCTTTTCATCCGCTCCCTCTAATAATTGTAACTCAGAAACTAATTGTGCAATCTTATCAGCAACCAAAGATTCCGTTATCACCAAAAATGCTTCTGGATTATCTTCTCGTAATTGTAAAGTTTCTGGTTTCGCTTGTAATTCTTGTAATATTAAAGCTCTAGCTTTAAACGATACATGCTCCATAATATGTGCTTGTAATAACGCATACACCATAGGATTAATTTGTACCATTCTACTCTTAATAAATGCAGTATGTGAAATTATATGTGCATCGTGGTTCTGTTCAGGATATGCTTTTGGTATTTCCATGCGTAATGCCATTGCATTTTCAATAGCTGGGTCTAAAGGTTGTTCTATTCTTTCTGGTTTTAACAAACTATCAATTTGTTTCGTGCCTAATGCTTCGTATACCCTTCTATATGCTTCTCGAACATTGTGAAGTTGTGGATTTGACTGTGCAATCTGTAATTGTGTCTGTGCAAGTGTGACTCTTTGAGCCATTGAGAAGATATTTGGGTCAGCAACTGGTATTACATCCACTTCTGGTGAAAAATCTGCTACTTTTATCAGTCGATTACCACCATACACAGCATATGGATAAATTGGTGGTAAATATGTACCAAAAATACTAGCTAAAAGACGAAATTCTTGTCTCATTGCATAGTAACATCGCTTGTGAATAGCACTCATGACCCTTGAGCCTCGTTCCAAGAGGGCAATAGTCGTTCCAACTGCTCTATTTTGTGCATCGTTGCCTATCGCATTGTCTGTTATAGCTGCAAATCTCTGTCCAGCTTGTACAACAAACCCTAACAATGAAAATAATACTGAACTTGGCTCTTTAAATGGTAAAATTTGGAATTGGTCTTTGATATTACCACCTGGTGCATCGACATCTCTAAACTCACCTGGTTGAAAAGGTTGGTCATCATCCCTAATTCGCATACCTCTTGACTTAAAACCAGCAGGTAAATTACTCAAAGTACCAGCATCTAATAATTGTCTCAATGCAGCAGTTGCAGTTTTTGATAATCCACCAATCATGTGTATTAAACCAAAGCCATAGAACCCAAGACCAGGTAAAAACTTGTAATGTACAAAATATTCTTTTCTTTTCATTAACGCATCGTTCATATCGTAGTTACGATAGATAGCTAACACTTCTTGTGAACCTTCATCAATCGTTACAATGTAAGGTACTTTAATATTTTTTTCTGAGACCTCTGATTCATACTCTTCTAAATCTAAATCAACATGCATCTCCAAAATATTAAACTGGTATTCTTTATCTGCACTCGCACTCACTCCTTCTATAGAATCATATTTTTCTTGCACCGCATCGTCATCCATGCGACTAGGTAAAATTTCAACATCTCTATAAAAACCTGTGCGTTGTTTTTTTAATATGTCATTTTCACTCATCTTCACAACATGAGTAATTCGTTCACAATCTTTTAAGTCGGTTGCATAGTAGGGAACGATCAAATCTTCTGCTGGTATAAATTTAGCAATCGCCCTTTGCATCACTTCATCATAATATATTTTTTTAAACGCAGAACCAGCTAATGGTAAATAAAATAATAATTGGTCAAAGTCTGGAGTATACTCTTCCATCTGTTCCATAATCATATAATTCATAAACTCTTTGACTCGTTGAGCTTGTTCCTCTCTTTCTCTGGTTTGCTCCCCTACCACTTGAGTACGAACAGGACCATCAGAAGGTAACAATTCTTTATAGGCTTGAGCTTGAAACTGTGTTACAGATTCTGCAAGTAGTGGATGTGTAACGGAACTCGCACCTTGAAATGGTCTACTCTCATTGTCGTACTTAAACCCCAATAAGTCTAACCCAGAGGTATAAGACTTTTCCCAGTCACTTCGACTCTCTTTATCTTTTTTGTAATCTGCTATTAGTTCACTTGATATTCTTCCAAGAACTCTGTCATCCATATCCTCGGCTAAGTTAGAATAAAATATTTTTACTTCATCAACTAACTCTTTTATTTTTTCTTCTTGGCTCTCTTCGTTTTCTTCAGAAGGTTCTTTAACTTCAACATTAACTTCTTCTTCAACGATTGGAGTTTCTTCAGTAACTTCTTCATCAGTCACCTCCTCATTAATTTGTGTGTTTTCTTCATCCATTAGTATATCTTTGTTTTTTTATTTCTACCTAATTTGCATTTTGCTTTTACGGACTTGTTAAAAAATTTACCCTTATTAGCTCTTTCATAATACATAGGATACATTTTTGGGGCAGAAGCTATTCTTGCTTTTTGTTGTTCTACTCTAGCTCTTACTTCACTTGTTAAATCTGGTGCATCTATGTCTGATCGACTAGGTCCTTCTAATAAATTTTGTATTGGGTCTATGCCAGTGACTTGTGTAAATGCTCCTAACTTTTCTGAAAAACTTGCACCACTATCTTTTTTAGGTTTTGTTACTTCCTTTTCTGATTTTTTCTCTTTTCTTTGCTTTTCTAATTCTGCTTTTCTTTCTTTTGTGAGTTCTTTATAATTATATCGTGAGTTCATTTTTTTTTAGGTCTCCCTCTTTTACTTTTCTTCTTTGGCATACACTCGCACAATTTTCCGAAGAGCCTTCTTTTAATTTTTTTAAATATATTTTTTATTTTGATAATCACTAAAAACCTCTTTGAGCTAATTTAGGAGTAACAAGTAATCCG